TTTAATTTCGGGGGGGGGGGGGTGATCATGCTCATTTTATGGAGGGTTAAATTATGAGTAGTTATTTTGAAGCACCAAAAATGTGTCAGCATAAAGGCGGCGGACCGTTAAATTATGTATGTGAACACCATGCAATAGTAACGGGCGGAAAGTCAGCCTGTCTATTCAAAAAAAACTGGAAGCGTATTATTGCCGGTTTTATTTGCCCTAATAAAGAATGGCAAGAAATAAGAGAGGCGATGGAAAAAGATGATCAGTCCCGAAATTGACATAGACGAAACCGACCAGCCGCCGACGCTGGGGATATTCGACGCCCCCCGCGTAACTATGGAAGAGTCCGAATTTTACGATCAATGGGGAAACCTGAAAGGTCCGGCGGAAAAAATAATCAGCGAACATCACGGCGAAAATTTTATAAAGATTTTCATTTATAAGTATGTTTCCATAAGTACCGCCGTTAATGACAGGGGCGCGGATTATCATTTCGGCTTCCAAATTAAACTTGACAAACTTATCCGCCAAAAAGCGGCGAATATCGCCGATCCCCCCATGCGCGGCGTTGACGAAGCGCGGATCGCCGCCCAGCGAATGATTATAGATATATGCAAAAAAAATCACACTAAAAAGCGGGTATTTGCCGATTTTTCCATAATGAGGTATAATCAACAAGAGTTGTTTTAAGGGGGTTATTATGGCAAGTTTGGCGGGAATGGTACTTGACGACCCGGAAAGTTTCCATCTTTTAACTACAGACATGAAAGAAAAAATAATCGAAGCCGCGATTAACAAGGTTAATATTCAGGCGGCTATGACCCGGAAGCGGGCAATAACTACAATTCAAAAAAACTTTATTTTGCGTAACGCTTGGACGGCGAAACAAATACAATTTACGCAGATGCCGAAAGGTCGTTATTCACTCTCCGCGATACAGGCAAGCGTCGGAATAACCCCAGCCGCCGGGTATATGGAGCGTCAGGAATTGGGCGGACGGCATGAGCCGATGGAAGGGAAAAAAAACCTGTCAATCCCGACGCTTCAGGCAAGGGGCGGAAGTCTGGGCGTTATGGTCAAAAAGCCCTATCGAATGTCAAATCTAACAAAATTAAAGGTTGCCGGTCCGGTCGTGAATAAATCAGCCAGCGCGGCGGCGGCGTCCCGGAATGTCGCCCGCGCCGCCGTTGCCTTCCGGGAAAACAAATTAATCCGCTATGGCGAAAATCTGTTTTTTGTTGACAATTTTGTTTCAAGAGAGGGAAAAGTATCTTTCAAATTGCGGATGCTGTATCATATGGACAAACCATTTACAATGACAAAGGCTAATCCGTGGCTGTTGCCGGCGGCGCAAGCGGTCGCCGCCGAAGGGGATAAAATATTCGCGCAACAAATGAGAAAAGCGGGATTATAAATTAAAAGCGGTTAAAAATAAATTAACTAACCATAAAATATCGCTGTCTTCTATCGGGGTGTTTAACATTTCAATAAACAAATCCTTTTTCCCTACGAGGGGAATTAAACTTTCGTCAATAACCAAACATAAAGCGATTTGTACAACAATATCCCGGAAATCGAAAAACAAAGTTTCCGTAACTATTCCGGCGGACTTTCGGAATGGGCTTATTTTATAAGTTTTCCATATCAATTCATTTTGAAGTTGAATAATATTTTCTTCGATGTTTTTACAAAACGTCCCGGAGTCTATGTTTAACGCATTAAGAAAGGCGACGTAAACCGCCTCTGTCAATGTTTCATAATCATAAACTCCGGGATAGCCTTTCACTATTCGCCCTCAAGTTCGTTGATCTTCGCAATCATCTCATTATGCCATCTTGTTTCGCCGGGATACATCGCTTCGATAATGTCGCTAAATTTTTCCCAAATGACTTTGATTGCCCTGTAGTCACGATCTAGCATTTCGGCTTTTAATTCCGTTATGCGTTTTTGTTTTATACTGTCGATCCTGTGTTTTATCATGCGAAGTTACCCCCCACAGACGTAATAAAAACAGGCTGGGTCGCCGTTCCGCGCCTAAGCGTTACGCGAATATTGACGCCCCAATCGTCCGCTGTTTTTGTTTGGTTTTGAAAAAAGTATTTCGCCCTTTGTACAACAGGGACGGTTATGTCTTCCCATTCCGGCTCATCGTCAAAACCGTTGTTACACGCTTCGACTAACAACTCGCTCCCTGCTGGCATAGCCCCCACTACCGAAGCAACAATGACATTCGGCTTGTCGTCGGCGGCAAGCGGTGTTTGAAAGGCGAATTTTACTTCCCCTACAGATTTTTGAAAAGTCAAAGTCCGAGTTATTTTGTTACTATGCACATCTACAATTTCGATAATTAAAATGTGATGACCGTTCAAAATCTTGACCCAATCGCCCGGCGGAATTGTGACGGTATTATCGCCGTCTAAAATCCCCGCCTGTTGTATAATTTCCGCGCCGTCAAGTTTGACATTGATATTTACAACCGGGCTGTCGGTATCGGAAATTGTGAAAACGATTTGCGGGGACGTATCCGAAAACACCCCTAAATCGCCGTCGCCTAGCGATACGGCGGGCGGCGGATTGTGGTTAATAAAACGGATCGCGCTGGTAACATAGGGGCTGTAATCCCCCTTGTTATCGACGGCTCGCACCCGGTATTGTATGGACTCATAATCGGTGCTTACCAAATCGCCGAAGTTCAAATTTGCGCCGTTGTAAATAACCGCCCACGCGCCGTTATCATAACGCCGCTCTAGCGCATAACCCGCGATAAAACCGTCCGGGTCGCTGGACGCGCCCCATGATATATCAGCGGTCAAAGTTCCGTATACCGTCGCGGGTATGTTAATCACGGGGGGAGTCAGCGGCAATTCATTGAATATAACGGTGTAATACCCCTCATTGTCCACGTTATCCGATACAAGGATAGAAGAGGAAAGATTACAAGCGGGACGCGCCCCCCTGCCCCCATTGTAGGCGTCGCTGAGGCCCAGGGAGCCGTCGGTGTCGACGCTCCACACGCTGCATGAGTTCGAAGCGTATGGAGAGCGAAGCCACCAATACCAGCCGGAATTAACATTAAAGCTGTTATTTTGATAATTGCTTTCGTCCACACAGGGCGCGGAAGGTATAGCGACCCGGCTGGCGTTATCGTTAAACCCGGCGAGTTTTTGACCTTCGGTAAAATCGCCCGTCAATCCTACTTCCGCAGTTGAAAGCAAAAACATTTTATCGACGCAAGTTTCCGTTCCGCCGCCGTCCACCGACGCCTTTCCCACCGTGAGGGTGGTACTCAATAGCGCGGCTTTTTCGACGGCGGAAAATTCGCTTATAAACCCGGCTATGGTATCATAGGGATTATAGGCGACGCCGCCTGAAGCGTAAACATTCGCCGCCGAAGGCGGAGCGTCGGCGGAATGCGCCGACGAATACCATTGACCCGGTCCGGCTTCGCTATTAAGCCATTGGCGAAGGTTAGAATAAATATAACGATTGTTACCGTTATTTTTACGGTTACTATCGCTGTTAGCCGCTTCCTTCGCGTCATGCGCCATTAATTTAATTATGCGCTCTGTTACCAAAGTAACCGCGCCCGAAGGGAAACCGGGGTGGTTTATCCCTTTAACGAGCCATTTCATGGGCGTATTTCTAAACCGTCCATATTTGACTTTTGCGTCAATAGGCAAACTTCCTAATGTCTGCGCCATGATTAAATCCTCCTCACTCTCATTGATTTAAGTTCGGGAAATGACAAATAAAAATAATTATCTATAGTTTCCCTTAATTTATATGTATTCCCATGTGCAATATGACCGCACCAAGAAACATACGACTGCCATATTTTTTCGACCGTTATTTTTCCCCGATCAAGTAAATAGCGATACCTCTTTATTTTTTCTTTCATGTTTTTAACGCTGTTTTTTCTCACCCTTCTAACAACCTTTCCGGTCTGCGTTAAATACGTCCTGAAGCCTAAAAAATCTATTCCATGCCGGAGCGGGTATATTTGCGTTTTGTTATTAAGCGATAATCCGATTTTTTTTACATGGTCTTTGATTAGCCGTAACATATCCTGTAAAACAAATTTGTCCTCATGGATTATATAAAAATCGTCCATGTAACGACCGTAATATTTCATTCCCATTTTATCCTTAATAAAATGGTCAAGGTCATTTAGATATAAAAGAGCGAATAACTGGCTTGTCTGATTTCCGATGGGTATACCCGGACATTCCGTGCTATTGATTATTTCCCATACAAGCCACTCGGTAAAATCCTTTAATTCATTGTCATTTAATTTTGATAATTGCTTTTTTATTTTTTCGTATAAAACGATATGAACGATGGAATAGAAAAATTTTGTAACGTCTGCTTTCAAAATATAGCCGTCGGCATAATTCCATTTTTCGACCGGAAGGGAAGGAAGCCCGGCGGCGCGGCGGGCGTTTTCACATTTTACTTTTCGACTAAAAAAATAATGGCGCAAAAACTTTTCAAGGCGGTATAATCCATAATGTGTCCCTTTCCCTTTTTGGCTTGCGTAATTATCGCTGATAAATGTCCGTGAAAGCGCGGGGGTTAAAACATTATCGCATAAACTATGCTGGGTTATTTTATCGACAAAACTATTCGCCTTGACAGTTCTTTCCTTTGGCTCATAAACTTGAAATTCGCGGTATTTGCCGACTTTGTAAGTTCTGTTTTCTAATTCGTCCATGAGGGAATAGATTTTATTTATTGCGTCGTTTTGAAAATTGAGAGCGGGCTGGCTTTTCCCCTTTCCTTTTTTTGTTTCAAGATAAGCATTATAAAGGCTAATAAAATTTGTTATTTTATTTTTCAAAATAAAAGCCCCCGTTTTGTAACCCCAGCCATTTTATAATCGCTCCGGTATCGAGGGCGGTATTTTCGGCATCGGGTCTTTCCTTCAGCCGGGATAAACCTTACTTGGATGATGGGTCTCTGTTTTCGGCTTTCGCTTACTAAGTCACGACTTCCATCGAAGCGGGACGCGCCCCCCTGTTCCCATTGTAGGCGTTGTTGTTGTTCAGGGAGCCGTCGGTGTTGACGTTCCTCACGTTGTATGAGTTCGAAGCGCGGTTTCAAAGTTTACCCCCGGTTTGTCTGCGCGACCTGTTTTCTTCATTCGCGCTTTCAGACCTGTTTTTTATTTTTTGATAAGACGTTAAAATATTCCTTGCTTTGTCCGATTTGTGCCAAGCCGCTAACATATTCCTGACGCTGTTCGCCATTTTCGACCAATAAGAAAAACTGTCCGCGCCGATAAATTTCATTTTATAAGACAATTCAATGTGACTAATAAGTTTTTTACAATTCCGCAATCCTTCTAATTGTCTTTCTAGGCGTTTTTCTTTTTCGTCGTCTTTTGTTAAATTAAAATCGTTAGCGTCTGTAATACATGAAACAATTTCGGAGGCTTCGTCCTGCATCCGGGCGCATAATGTAACCCGGTATTTTTTGGGATACCGTTTTTCATTCCCGGTAACAATTAAAGTATGTTCCTCAAGTTTTTTTGCTTCGGTTAATACTTTTAATTCCGCAAGTTTCGCCGTTTCCATTTCGTCTCCTAACACTCTAATTGATCGCAGGGGGCATTCCATATCCCGCTTATCAATTCGATTTTATCAATAGAATTAAATGAAGTGAAAAGATCGTCGCCATAACGTGTACATTCGACGTTATGCGTTGTTTCATTCCAGTTTCCGCGAATTATATTAACGCCGTCTAAATCTAAAAATTGAAGCAGGAAAGGATTAGCCACCACGTCCATATATAACGAATTTTCTAAAACCGTTATCCGCGCCTCGTTTGACCTTATAAAAGCGGATAAGTCAAGATGCTCCGCAAAATTCAAAATAATATCGGCTATGTTTTGATTAACAAGCGATTGTATTTGATCTGTTACTTTCCGGCTGATTTCTTTTAATGCGTCTAACACGTCGGACTCGTTGGCATTATCCGGCGAGCCGCTTATCATTGTTAAAGACCCGAAGGCGTCAATGATCGCCGCCTGAAAAAAACCGAAGATTTGATTAAAAAATCTTTTGTCGATTTGCGTCCCTTCTATGCTGTCGCCGAAAGGGGCGTCAACAGCCGCGCCGCCGGGATAATTCGGATCGTTATCGTCCCGGTACTGTGAATAGTTTTGATCAATTTTGAACATCTGTCTCCTCCTGCCATTCAATATATAAAATAGCCGTCGTGTGGACGGGTTTTATTTTCAAAATGATATATTCAATAAAATTTTTCCACTTTATATTTAACTTGAGGCGTTCTATATACATGATTTTTCCTTCCGACCTCATTATGCTCTTGCAAACAAAAAAACACATTTTCCAGTAATTGATGTTATCTGAAATTGTATATAGTTCCGAAGCATCGTTTCTTAAAACGGTGGGCGGGTCTTGCACACTTCCATATCGCGAGTCACAAACCGCAAGGGAGTTTCCGCAAACCATAGCGAAATATTTACAAACCGCGATCCTTACAAGGCGAATTCCGCGAGGGTCGGTTGCCGGGTTATTGTCAAATACCCTGATACTGTCGTCTATTCCGCGAAGGATTTGTTCAAGGAAATCAGGCGATTGACCCCCGGCGTTAATTTTCCATAATGAGTCAATAATTGCGCGGCGTTTTTCTAATTCGGCGGCGGTAAAATAAATGGCGAAAGTCTGTTCCCATTTTTCGGGAACCCTTGTCGTTTCCGGGAATAAGTCTAAATAAACAAGTTCGGCGTTATGCCTGATGTCTTCAGGCAAGGCGGAAAAAGCCTTTATAATTTTTCTTTTTACGCTTGTAATAAAAAGTTCAAAGGCTCTGGCGCGGGGAAACAATAATTTTATAGCGTCAAAATATTTCAATATTCCACTCCATTTATAAACAGTCTGTCAAGCCGGGATAATTCCCCCATGCCGAGGGTGTATGAAGGTTCGACGTTATTGTTTCGTTGCATGGTTACATTTTCAAATTCGGCTTTAACAGACAGGGCGATTTGATCAACTACAGACGATACGTTGTTTCTTGAAACAATATTTGTTTTATTATTGTCATCTGATAATCCCCTTATATACGGCTCGCGCCCTAGAAAATAATCCTCTATTGCCGGACGGACTAAATCGGCAAATTCGGCGGGGGCAATCATTAAAAGCCCTGTTATGTGAATATCGAAATCGACAATAGCGACCGGGTGTATATTCGCATAACTGCCGTTATATTCCGGGTCGATAATCGCGGTCAGCGGCTTGCGCGTCGCCCTGCCTGTTTCCGGGCTGTATGTGCAAGAATCGCCGACTTGAATTAAAAGCGCGGGGGAAGGGACGCGGTCGGGATATACAGCCGGGTTTCCCGATACATATAACAAAACCCCCGCGGGGGAATTGCCGTCGTTGTATGGGTAAGTATTCAAAACGCCGGGGACTTCGGACGCCCATATTCTGTAGTCGGCAAGAGAGCCGCCCTGCGGTTGCATACGGTAACGATTAACGACCCTATAACGATAATCGGCTTCGGCTTCGTCGTTTGTGCCGTCGTGTATTATGGCGGTAACGGCGGCTTTTTTTTCGACGTTTCCTAAAGGGGAAACAAAATTAAGAACGTCGCCGACTTGCAAACTTCCGGCGGTTCCCGGCTCATTACAAGTGATTTCGATTATCTCATTATCCGCCTCAAGGCTTTTTGTGTTGTCTGTAAAATAAATTTTCCCTGTTAAATCGCTTTTTAATTGCGTTCCCGGATTGAGGGTCGTGTTTGTGTTTGTTACCTTGACGGCAATAATCCCCTTCCATTGCGTCCCGGCGCGGGGAGACCCGACGCCTATCAATTCCCCCCATTTAACGAGCGGGCGGATTGTGAACCCCAGCACTTTAACCTCGCGCCAATATGCCGTTTCGGGGAATATCTGAAGAAAAAACCACCCGATTTGCTTATAAAGTACAATAAAAATTCCCGCTATAACCGTCGCGGCTATTTTTACAAAAGAGCGCGGAAGTATCCTTAAAACGCCGTTAAATTCCTGTTGAAAGGCGGTTATTAACAATTCCCGCACTTCCTTGATCGTCCTGTTTTCAAATGCCATTTATCCCTGCCCCCCATAACGCGCCGAAACTTGTTTCAAAAACTGTTTTCCCTTCCTTCATTGCGCCTATAAAAATTTTTATTTTATTAATGCCTTCGGATTGAATAAAAATATTTATTTCGTCCGCGATCCCATCGTCTATCGCCCATTTTAGATCGAGTTTCGCCATACCTTCGGCGTCTTTAATATTTTTAACCGTCTTCGGGACGGCGCGGATAAAATTCTGAAAGCGCGAAACAATTTTTTCTTTTTCGGGTATGCCGGGGAGCGTATTCCCCCACCATGTTTTGTTATTTTTAACTTTTCCCGCGTCGTCTTTATTTCCGCCGAAAAGCGAAATATAAAAAGCGGTTCCGAAGCCGCGATCCGCAAGTAGTAATCCATCGTCTAGGACGCAATCGCCGCCGTCCGGCGTTTCAACTAACATTAAATCCCCTTGAAAATTTTGTTTTGTCATGTTATTACACCTTTGGTTGTTGTTTGTCCGCTAGACGGAGTTCCGGGCGGTGATGTTGACTGAATAGATACGGTAATGCCTGTATTTACTTCGGCGGTTTTAATTTGCGTATCATTTATTATCGCGAGTTTTTCAGCGTATAATTCAGCAGACATAGGACTCTGATCCATTTCTGTATATAAACCTAAAAGTTTATTTTTATAAATTGCGTCATCTAATGCCATTATGCGCCTTCCTTAAATAATTCTTTTATTTTGTTTTTATAATTTTCGAGAGATTGTTTTGTGTCCGGGTGAATTTTATGCTGGGGCGGCGCACCAAAGGTCATAATATTTTCTATTTCGTCAACAAGTTCTATTAAAAGTTTTTGAATATTACTGGCTTCGTTGCCAATATAATATTTTCCTTTTATATTTTGCGATACGTCTTTTTCGGCTTCTAATTTTACATTGCCATTTCCTAGCATTGAAAGTTTAGAAGTAATTTTTCCGTCGGTATCGCGCCCGAAAAATATTTTCTCACCCGGCTTCGCGCCCTGCGACTCTGTTAAAATCCCCGCGCCGATAAAATTTCCCGTTCCGTCCACTTTCAAAATTATCACTTTGTCATTTTTACAAGGGACTGAATCATCGCCGGAAGGGTTGTAAATAAAAACAGTTTGATTGTAATTTTTTCGGGTTTCAACAATAACGCCTATAAATTTGTCGATAGCGTGTTTAATTGTTTTCCCGATCCGGGCGGTTCCGTCTGTCATTCCCACGGTAACACCTCCGGGATTTCGTCGGTATAAGAGCCGGGCAGGACAAGAGACAAAGTGGCGGTCTTTCCGGTAATAGTTCTTTTTAATGATATATTCCGCGCTATAAATTCGGTTTCCCTTCTAATCATTGCGCCCGGAGCCTTGACGCAGACTGTCATTCCTTTTTCAAAAACATCTCCGTCGCTGTTTTCGTGATTTTCGCTTTCTAACTCATAAGATACACATTCCGCAAACATCCGCCCGGCATAGGCTTCGACGGTCGCCTCAAGGCTTCCGGCGTCGGCATCGTCCGCAATGATTGTATTACATCGCGTTATGCCTTTTTTTGTTAAATATTTATTTTCATAAATAAATTGTTCGCTTTCGTGATCCGCGTCCGCTTTTGAAAATCCTATAATATGGCTATAAAAAGATTGTGCCTTAAATTTAGGTTTTAATGATAGAAGCGGCGACTTTCCCTCTTCAAAGGACGCAAACACCCTGTCCTGTTTCGGACGGAAAAAAACCAGCCGCCCGCTTTCGTCGTTCCTGATTAAAAAGTTTCGCTGTTTTGAAAGTTTGACAAAAAAATCAAATATTTTTTCGGTCGGTTCAATGGATACTTTTTCAAATGCCGGACCCGGATCGCCGTCAATAACAACTTTTATTCCGAAGGCGTTCCCGATAGGCTCCGCGATTTCCTTTAATGTAAGTCCGCTATATTCCGCCGGATATTGCGCCAGCGGTATTGTGCAATCATTTAATATTCCACAAAGGGGATAAACCGTTAAATTGATTTCCCTTGCGTCTTTAGTAACTTCGGGGTCGGGGGTTAATAAAGTTCCTTTTAATTTTAATTTGCCTTTATAATAAACTTCGCAATCCTTAAAAGTAAAGGGCGCGAGGGCTTCGGCGACTTCCTGCGATAAAATATTATATGGAGCGGAAAACGAAAAACTATCGAATGAATCATAATTTAAGTTTAATTCATACCCGGTAAAACCTAAAAATTTTAATCCGTCAATTACTATCGAAATGTCGCTTTCGCCTTCCGATAATTCAATGGTTTTTGTCTGCGGAGCGGCGGGGGCTTCGGTTTTATTTTCTTCGGGGATTGCTAAAATATCGTCGGGGAAAATAAGCGGTGAGCCGTCCGATGCCGTCCGCCGCCCGGAAAGCTGGGGATTTGCGGTTTCTATGCTTCGCCATTTCGCCCATACCCCTAAATAGCGAATGGAAATTGCGCCTAGTGTGTCGCCCGGTACTACTTTATGCGATCTGGACATGGTATGTCACCTCCCGACCCATAGGCAATACTTCTATTTCGTCCGCGCTCAAATCGTTATCCGCTATAAATTTATCTATGTAATCGACAGAGCCGTATAATTCACAAACTAATTCAATAAGCTGGCGATCCTGATCCAGCGTTATTGTCCGGCGCATGGGTAACGATAGGGAGACATTCGTTATTAACTGAACGCAAGAATAGACAAGTTCATTCAATAAAATATAAGTGTTTGAATTGGCGTCCACTACAATATTATTTTCAATCTTGGAGTCTTGAAATGATTTTGTAGTTTCTAACATTGATAAAAGATTATTTATTATTTGAACCGACTCTTCCCTTGACATGGCTTCCGTTTCGGGGTCGGCGGGGGAATTAACGGAAAACCCGCCGGAAGCGGACGCAAGCGGCGGGGAGAGCGCGGGGGAGCGGTTTATTACTGATTTGTCGGTCTTGGCGACCGCCGACGCCGCTATGTCAAGAGCCGCGCCGGTCGCAAGGGAAGCAACACACCCTGATAATACGAGGCTGGTCGAATGATAAGCGTTGGCGATATTCTGCGTTCCGAAGGGGTCATTCCGAAATTGATTAACGATATTTGTCGTTGTTGACGAATAACTTTTAACTTTTTCCATGACATTGACGGCGATCTGGCTGGGAAGTTTCATTAAATTGAGAGTAAGCCGGGCGACATCCATCGCTTTGGCTACAAAGTTTTCGGCTTTTTCAACCGCGCCTTTAACGGTCGAAACAACACTTTTTAAAGATTTAATTCCGCTTTTAACTTCGCCCGAAATTGTTTTGAATTTCGCAAGGGCGGCGGAATCGCCGCTGTCTGTAGGGCGCAAATCGTCGTCAATGGTTTGAATTTGCGTCGTCAACATTGATTGAAGGACTAATTCGTCGGCGACCGTATCGACAGATATATTTTCCGCGAAATCGTTAGCCGCCGACTCCAGTAATTCTTCATAAGCGGCTTTTATTTCGTCCGCCGATACAGCGTCCATAGGCGCGTCGGCTTCGACTATTGTTTCTGTAAAGGTGATAGTTACCCGGCTCTCATTGAGCGCGCTTACTAAATCGTCCTCGCGTTTTATGTTGCTAGTGGGAATAACGTTATATGGACCGTAAACAGGGTGCAATAATTGAGCGACGCCCCTTTCGCATAACGCCATCTCAAAGGCGTCCGCCTGATCCATGCAATCAGACCCGGTAAAAATGCAAGTAAGGGGAAAGGACTTCGCCCCCGCGCCCTGATGTTGAACGTGCGCTCCGTCCCGGTCGGGAAATTCAAAAACGCCAGTTTTTAAGTTTGTATCCCTTGCGACTTTTTCATAGAGAAATGGGAGTTCCTTTCCGCTTGGCGACGTGTATTTAGCTTCTAGGGTTTTTTCCTGCCATGCCATTAAGCGTCCCCCGATACTTTCACTTTTACGTTAGGCGACTTTGGTTTTTTCGTAACCCTTGCGCTTGCGCCATCTTCGGGGGAAATAATTACATTCACATTTTCAAAATGCTCTGTCCGCGAATAGACAATTTGTTCCGCTTGGGTCATGGGCGCGGTCGGGGGCGTTATGCTGTCTTTAACTGATTGATTTAACGGCGCGGACTTTTGCATAACATTATCGGGCATGGCAAAATCAAAACCGACCGAAACTGAAGCCGCTTTAATTTTATCCGCCGGAATGATTAAATCCGGGAAATCATATTTAACCGGAATAGTTACAGGCTGGGGTGTGGGAGGCTTTGGAGGGGCTATAGAAGCCACGCTTACGGCTCCGGCGGGGGAAGCGGTAGAATTTGCCGTCCGGGTTATATCGTCGCCGCCTGTGCCTGTTGTAACGGCTGGGGCGGAAAAAGCGGAAGCGGCGCGGGCTGGCTGGGTTGTTTCTTCGGTAACGGGGGAGCGAAGGTCAAGGAGCGACGCCTGATGGACGGTCGTTTTCCCCTTTCCGGCGGCTTTCCCTTTGGCGGCTGGCATGGGAAGTCCCTGTCTTTCGATTGCCGGGGGCGCGGGTGTGACCGTCTTGGCGGCTGGGCTTGTCGCTTGCGCGGCTGGGGCGGCGGCTTCGACCGCCGAGGCGGGTTTGGTTTTCTTTTCTTTCGCGGGGGGGCGGGTTAAAATATCTTTTTCAACATTGCCGTCCGTCCCTTTCAAATTTGCACGTAACGAGTCCAGTTTGTCTACAGCGGGACCGACCAGCTTTCCGACGCCGGGAATTTTTGATAACAATTCCAAGAATCCCTGAATGGGTGCGATTAACGCCGATAAAATAACGCCGCCTAGTTTCAATAATCCCTTTACAATGCCCTCGGTCTTGAAAGTTTCAACAACCATTCCCCAGTTGTCTCTTAATTCGTTAATTATTGAAAGTATAAAGCCGAAAGGTCCGGTAAAAATTGTTATTAAGGCTAAAACTTTTTCTTTATTTTTATTAATTATGTCCATGAGAGACCAAAAAGCATTACACAAGCCGTCCCAAATAATAGACGCGAGGTTTTTTACCCATTCCCACGCTTTTCTCATAACGGCGCACACCTTATCCCAATTCATAATAAGCGCGACGATAAGCCCGATTAAAACACCTATTGCTACAATAATCAGACCGATGGGATTAGCGGTTAGTAAAACGTTATATATCGCCTGAACGACGTTCATTGCTTTTTGTGCGCCCATGAGAGCCTGAACCGCCTTGACCATGCCGATTATAGGTCCCATTATTACAGCGGCTAACATCGCCACCTTATAGATACCCCACGCGGCGGCTATGCCAATAATGATATATCGCATTTTCCAAAGGACTCCGGCGACCGTCCCGATAATGTCAAATAACGTCCCCAGTAAATTAAAAACAAAAGTTATTCCGTCGGCTATTTTATCAAAATCGAGCGCGTTAAAAATTTTGTCAACTACTGCTTCGACTTTTTGCGCCAGCGGCTCAAAGTCAAGGGCGGCGAAGCGATCCGCGAATACGGATAATTTTTCAATGACTTTGTTGAATGTGGGCATCAAAGTTTCACCTAACTTAATCCCGGTATTTTTAACTTTGTTTAACAGCGTCCCCCAGTTTGACGCCGTTGTATTACTTACCCGGCTAAATGCCTCTTCGGTTATTCCGGCGGAATTATTAACCTGATCTAAAGTTTCCTGAAATTGTCTCATGGGAAGGATATTGAAAAGNCCCGCCTCGCCGCCCGATTCAAGGGCGGATTTAATGTTTTTCGCGGCGGTTGCAATAGGGACGCCGTTAGACGTAAGACTGGCGACGGCGGCGAAAACTTTGTCGCTACTAACCCCGAATTGCGACGCTACAGGTAAAACTTTTTCAAGTTTTGTTGCCATGTCTTCAAAGGATACTCCCCCGGCGCGGGCGGCTGCCATCATCTGATCGGATATTTGCGAAGCCGCGCTCGCGTCTAAATTATAAGATTTTATAACAGACGATAATCCCGCGATTGCGTTAGACGTATCTGTAAACCCGCCTGTAGAGGCTTTAACGGCGGCTTTCAAAAATTCTACAGAATCGGCGGCGTCTATCCCGCTTTCAACTACTTGCAATAGGCTTTCTTGGTATGATTGAACGCTGTCTCCGGTAACGTTTGAAAAAGCCAATAATTCGTCGCCTGTCTTTTTTAACTGTTCCCCGGTTAGTCCCGCCTTCGCTCCGACCGCCTCAAGTCCTTTATGAAATTCGACTGCGTCTTTTAATCCTTTAGTTGCAAAGGCGACCCCGGCGGCGGCGGTCGCGGCGACTACAGCCGCCCCAGCTTTCGCGGCGGCTTTCGCAATATTCCCGGCGACCTTCCCGACGCTTTTTCCTAAATTTTGAACGGATTTATCGGTATTAATAAAATCATTTTTTAATGCTTTCCCGACGGTGTTTCCCTTCCCAGCTACTTTGTCAAGCGGACCCGTGATATTGTCAATGAGTTTAAAAACAGCTTCGATTGAATATCTATTAGCCACCGGATTTCCCCTTGACCTTTATTTTTTGTCTTTCGCATAACGCTTCCACTAATGGACTATAAAAAAAATGAATTTCGTCAATGGTTATGTCTCTAGGATTAACCATTGACGAATAATCAATGCAAATTTGACGAAGCTGTGCAATAATCCCCCCGGCTCCGTGAACGACTTTCGGGTGTCCGTTCACGGCGACCGTTGAGATTATCCGGCTAAAAAAAGCGTTCCGATGTCCCTAAAGAAAAACCAATCTGCTACGTCAAGTTTTGCGAAAAACGCGATCTCTTGCCCGGTCATTGCGGAAAGGAAGCCGTGTAATTTGCGGACGGACTGCGTATCCTTAAAATTATCCATTCCCATAAAGGATTGACCGCCTGACCTTTTAATTGTGATTTCTCTTCCGGCGAAATTCTCTGGAGAAAAATTTGAAATCGTATATTTCAAATCCAAGCCGTCAACTTTTACGCGCCCTTGCATACAGGCTTTGATGAACCGTCTTTTTATCGGCTCAAAACTTTCTTTTTCGTCGTCATTCATTCCGTCCATATCGCAGTCAAGGTCATTCGCCTCACAATAGCGGACAAATTCCGCTTCGGCTGTTTCCTTGTCATAGATGTTTGGTCTTTTTCCGGGCGGTAACGCGCCATTTTCGTTTTTATCGGGCATAACCGCTCCTTAACCTTGTTTTTCAAAAGTTCCCGTTAATGCAACAGTAACGGTTCCATTTTTGAAAGAAAATTTCAAATCCCCGGTTAAAACAACAGAGCCGGAATAAATTGTTCCGTCGTTTGTCGTTCCCGAATAAGCGAAAGTTTCCCCGCTGTCTTTTAAGCCTTGCAAGAATTCAACATCGCCCCTTGAAGGATCAAATACAATATTCGTTCCTTCAAGAGTTCCGGGAACCCGCGATTGTATCACGCGGGTTGTCGCGTCACCCGATGTTTTTACTTCGTTGCTTTTTCCGTTCATTTGTATTTGTGCATCGTCGTCTCCGTCACAAACAAAACGCCGTCCGGCAAGGGTATGAGATTCAAAAGGTCCCGCAATCATTATTCACCTCCTAATAAAAACCCAAACTGTATAAGGGTATCCGTGATTTCGATATTCCCCGAAAGTTTCGATGGGAATGTGTTATTCAGGCGGTTGGGATTTGCGGCGTCAAGTTCAACAACCAAATTCTTTTTGGTAAAATCGGACTCGGCGAGTATCGCTTCCGCCGCCAGACTGTCCGCAAGGTTCATAAAATAAGTTTTTATAACCTTCGGCGAAATGGCTTTGGGGTTTCGCGTCGGCTGATCGTCCTTGACAAGCGGCGCACCCTTTAGGTCGTCGGCTTCCATGATTAAGCGCACATTGAAAACAATATTTTGAAGTTTGACCAAATTCACCACATAACGCCGCGAGGGGAAAGTCCCTTCGCTTTCGGGGTGGTACATTGTAACAATGTCGTTTAATTCGGCGACAGAGCCGTTTTTAATGTTAGTTGACGATCCTTTTTTGACGGAAGCATCGCGCTGTTGATAATTTTCCTGAACGGAATCATCGCCGCAATGAAGCCCGGTTAAAAGCCCTTTGTATCCCTGCGCCGGGTTATTGTTTGCAGTAGTTAAAATATCTTTAACTAACCCTTTCGCGGCGATAATAAAGGGAAGTTCCCGGCTTCCCACCGATACGATCAAATAATTGATAAAATCGTTTTTTCGCGGGTCGGTAACGGCGGTTCTGGTGTCCAGATCGTCCGTGCATCCATGCGCTACAAGGAGCGGTTTTTTTTCAAGGGACGCCCATCGACCTTCACCGTATTCAAAATATTTGTCAAGGTTTGCCGTTTTCGCATAAGAAAACGAGTCAAGAATTTGGGTTTCCCACACATTCCCGATTTTTTGAAATGCCGGAGTAATGTCCGGGTCAATGGCTCCGCCTTCAAATCCCTCAATGTCAAAAACGACGCCTTCGACTTCGCATTCAACCTTGAGGGAAATCATGTTAGACGATTCGCCTGACCATTTTGAAGTAAGTTTAATTTTGCTATTGTCAAGTACCGCCAGCGCAGGGGAATTTTTATTTCCGTCAATCGCCGCAATTATAGAATGTTTAATCGCGGCGGCGTTATCGCCTTTTTTGATTGCGAATTCGCTTCCGATGCCGCCGATATAAACAATTCCTGATCCATTTGCGGTCGCCGTGCCGGTAACGTCAATCGCGCCTTCCGCCGGGATTGCGTTATCTGCTTTTTTCAGAGGATAGAAGGTTACAGGGAATGTTGCCCCCGCTCCCGCAAGCGGAAAAAAGATTAACGCCATAAGATGGAGAGGGCTTCCGTAACCGTAACGGTCGCCAATCTTGGCGGCGGAACCGCCAGCCTCGTGTTTGTCAAGGCTGTAATCCGCGTCGTCGTTGCCGACGCCGAAAACAGCCAGCCGCTGGGGTAACATCGCCGCGTTGCCGACGTTAAAATTTTTATATTCAACGTCAACGCCGACTACCCTACTTACTGCCGATGGGGTGATCATACATTCGCCTCCTGTTTGTCTTTATTAACACCGGGTATCCCGGTTATATCAAATAACACTTCCCCGCTAGGCGAAGAAGAAATAAAATTGTATTCTTGAAAAATATTTGTCTCTACTTGGGGCGCGTCTTCGTAATATTCAACTGACAAAACAAGGCGGCAAATTGTAACCGACTGTGCCGACTGTTCATTATTGCGGGGGTCTCCGATTGTACATTCCGTTATGCGCCAATCGCGGATAATTTGCCGAAGTCCTAAATAGGAATAATGTTCGCTGGTTATAATGTTTCGTATAACGCGCCCCACTTGGCAAGCCTTAATTGCGGAGTCTGTGTCGTCGCCTTCCTTGTTTCCAAATTCCCCGCGGGCGTAACAATCCAAATAAAATTTTCCGGTATATTTTTTTTGTCCGATTGGCGGACCCGGCGGAGTGTCGGCGGTATAACTCATTAACTGAACATTAACGAGCGGAAAGGGATTTTCTTTATTGGAGTCTTCGGTTAATTGCCAAGGGCGCGATTTTTCTTTCCACACGCCGATTTTGTATTCTTTCGCTTCGGGTGTTTTGATTGCCAGTTCATACTGGGCGTTACATTCTGTTTTAAGAATTGCACATAACGCTTCGCGGATTAATTCGATATTGTCTGGTTTATTCAATAAAGTTGTAATTTTATTATTCATCGTTACACCCTAATTTAATCCGCCCTACTCCCAGCGTCCTGTCCGGCTCATAATTCAAAACAAAAAGCGTGTACTCTTTGCCGTCCAGCCCGGTCGCTTTTACTTTCCAGTCCTTGCCCGGCGCGACGACGGTTTTTTCCAAAAGGGTTTTGATGCGGTAAGCCGCCGTTATTGTGCGCCCCTGAACAGGAAGCCCGGTTTCGTTATCTAACAAATAACCGATGTCGCCTAACGTCCCCTTTAATTCAAATTTGTCTCCGCTCGGATCAATAAGCGTAAAGGGACTGGCTTCCTCGCCTTCTAGTGTTTCCGCTAAATCGGATTCCGCCATGTCCCTTATGCTCATTATTGCCCGCCCCCGGCTTTCGCTTCGGCTTCGGCGGTTTTAATCGCCGCCAGTAATTCGTCCCTGTTCATGTTTTGCCAGAACATAGGTCCGTTTTTTGTAGAAATGTTTTTTTCCTTCGCGTAATTTTTCAATTCGTCGAGGTTCATTTCGTCTAACGTTTTCGGGGAAGTTTCGGCGGCTCTAATAGCCGTCCGAATGTCCGCCTTGCTTTTTGTGGCGTCGATGGTGATATTTTTCGCGGCGGCGTATGCCTTCAGTTCTTCGACGTTCATTTCGTCTAACGTCTTTTCTTTTCCGGTATTGCCGGAAGGCTTTACAGCCTGTTGAGGCGGCGCGGCTTCGGCTTCGTCCGCGAATACCGTTTTCGCCTGTGCTTCTGTGATAAGTTTTTCCGCTTTCACAAGTATTTTCAAATCGGCTTCGGAAAAAATATCCGCGCTGATTTCGTCTTTAGGTCCGTAAACCCTGCCGCCGTGAGTGAAAGACGCTTTTTTGTTGACGACATAAAATTCTTTTTCTTTTTCACCTGCCATAAAATCCTCCTGTTAGGCGACCTTCGTCGCAAGGCATCCAAACCGATCAATGCTGACCGGGAGACAGAGCGGTCGGGATTTAATTTCCCCTGTATAGGTGTCCGCTTTTTGATCCCAATAAACACGCGCTTTAAAATCATATGCGCCGTCGATAGTAACTTTCGACGCGCCGAATATTTGATCAAAGGTTGTGTCGGGTCTAACCATCGGGATGCCGCCGAATAAGCGGCGGAAATCGAGGTCTTCAAAATCCGGCAGGAAAATTACCCTGTTTTCAGGAAGGTATTTTTTTGTTTCCCTTGAGCCAAAGGGATTGTATGTGGCGGAATATACCCAAATGTCAAAAAGGTTTGAACCGACGTGTATATAGCCGTAATACTTCGCGCCCTTGCCTTTAATGGCGGGGTTTAACGCGCCGAGCCGGAGTCCGTCAAGTTTCAGATCACGCTGTACTCTTTCGGAGCGCAAAAAGTTTTCAAGGGATTTGTCGTCCATGATTAAATTTTTAACATCGCATAATCCGTCCGCCCGGATAGTGTCGGCTAACGCGGTTATATCGCCGATAGGATCGGGCAGGGCGTTTGGATTTGAATAATCGTCCCAGCTTCTTGCGACCGTCGGAAAATGCGTCGATTTCGCCCGAAGGTCTAACTGTCTATAGACGACATTTCCCTTTTCGTCTGTTAGCTGAAATGTTCCGGTTGTTAAAACCTGCGCGGCTTGTAATTCGATAGACCGCTTGATCATATCGGTCATTTTCGTAAAGCCGCTGACAAGCCTCTTCGCAAGCCGCCCCAGCCAGTCCGCTTTTTCGGTTATATAAGCGGTTTCACCCGGCTGGCGGATCATCAATTCCGAAATGTTGACCGATTTTTCAAGGGCGTATACCGGGAATGGCACTTTCCCCTGATCAAAATAGTCATTGACAATCGCCGTCGCGCCTGTTGATAAATCTCTGACAACAGGGGCGACCTCTTCGCCGCTTCGGACAAGGTCGATTTCAATTTCCGTCGCATCCGTAAAGGACTCCGGCGTTACTTTGAAAAACGATGACAAGAAACCCATTCGGTTAATGTCCGGCTGGGCATTAAACCATGATAAAACTTTGATAAAAAAATCTGGCATGACAGACCCTCCTTACTCTGACCATGAAAGGTCGGTGACCTTTTTAGAGATAATGCCCGAATATTGGCGTAACAAATCGCTTTGGGCATCCGTTATTGGCTGACCGCCGACGGAAAGCATATCGCGGCGGACTTTCCCGCCGATCATTGCCCGGAAAGGCGTATCAGCGGCGGCGGAAGTTGTATTTTTGATTTCGACCGGGTTAATTGCGACGGGATTTTCCTCTTCCGTGTCGGTTATAACCGCGAATTTTCCGCTTGGCTCCCTTTTCAAAAAGGCTCCAGCCGGGACGGTTGCCCCCGCCGGGACGGTTAAAATCCCGGTTTCAAATTCCTCATTGCCTTGCATGAGGCTTTTGTTTACGACTTTTGTAATTTCCATGCTATTTTCCCCCTGTGTTTTTGCCTAAATAGCCGTTTTCAAAGGCTTTCATGGCTATAGCGTCGTCCGCGCCGTCGTCGGCGAGGTTTGTGGCTTTCGGATTGTCGTCAATCCGATCTTGGGTGTGTTTGTGATTCATGCGAAGAGCCAAATATTCCGATTGGACGCTTTCAGTCATTATTGACGCGCCGTCAATAATGAATTTCACCGCCGTTTCATAGGCGTCTGCTTCCTTCGCCAGCTTTAGGTGAGCCGTTACGCGCTCACGCTCCGCGCTTTGCCCCATTTCAAAAACTTGCTTGTACAATTCGGGGTATTTCGCTTTTAATTCATCAGGAGACATTCTTTCCACCTTCCCCCCGGTGGGAGGAGTCTCCCCCGGCTTTTGATTTGTGTCGCCGGGTAAACTCCCGGCACTATTTAACGGGGTTTTCCCCGGAATAGCCATTTTCATTGAAGTTTCGAGTAACGCCGCCGCTTTTTCCAAATCGTCCCTTGTTTCTGATTCGGATATTTGCTTTTTCGCGGCGGCGATTCTCATTTCGGCGTTTGCAATTAAAGCGGCGCGGGCTTCGGGCGCGGTTTCGGCGGTTTGATTTATTATTTCAAGGTCGGTCGCATAACCAGCCTCTTGAATTTCTGCGCCGATGTACCATGTTTCGGCGTCCATCGCTTCGCGGATTTTTTTCAAAACTTGCCCTGACACACCCTGATAAATCCCGGCGAACATGGCGGCTAACCTTCCTAAATAATCCGCCATTTTTTGCATTTCGTTATAATCGCCGAATACATAATCAATGGGATTGTGAATAAAATATAAAGAATTTTCGCTTACTTTAACGATTGCTTTTTTGTCTACTGTCCGGGCGGCTAACGCGATAACGCTGGCGGCGGAAGCGGCTATTCCGTTAATAAAAACAGACACAGGGTGTGATTTTGCATATTCGCGGATTGTATTAAAAATCGAAATACATTCAAAAACGCTTCCGCCGACGGAATTTATTTCGATTTCAATTTCCTCTCCGGGCATAATTGGTTTGAGTTGTTCGGCGATTTGATTATTACTTACACCGCCCCAGCCTATAATGTCGTTTATGTCGAGTTTAATCATTGTGATTAAAATAAATTATGTTATTTACTATGGCTATTAACTTTCAAAAACAAAATTTAAAAATTTTTCCCATTGATCCTCATGCTGTACAAAGTATCGGGGGCAATCTTTCCCTGTTATGTCGAAATGCCGATAAATATTTTCGCGCTTCAGGTTGTATCTTTCGCATAACTCAAGAATTAAATCTTTACACGCCTGAAGGGTTTTATCGGTGAATTCGCCTTCCCAATTTGTATGACATAATTCAATGCCGATGGTACAATCATTCGGGTATCGTGAAAGTTCCTTAATTGCGCGGTCGGTATATTTTTGCGCCCCTACATGATAACCGACTTCGTATTCTAAAAGGCATTGTAAAACCTCGCCCTCAAGCCCGATAATAAAATGCGCTCCGGCGTATCTATTGCCGGAATCGTCGTCTGCCGTTTTTTGTAATTTCAGGTTTTCAAAATAAACCCGGTTTTGTTCTGCTGTGGTTTTAGGATTTGCGACCCAGTGAATGACAATCCCCTTGACCTGCTTCATCTGAGTTCCCGGACGCGAATATTTATTGACAGTTAATAACCGATCCTTAATTTCCATTGTTTAGCTCCTTTAAATTTTTTTTTTCGCGCAAGCGGTCAAAATACGATTCTATAGCGTCCACGTCGATTTTATAGTTTGCTATTGCCCGCCAATACCATAAAGGCATTGAAACAATTTCGGTTTCGTCGTTAAGGGTTACGCAATCAGGCGGCGGAAAAGTAGGGAAAACAACATCGGGAATTTCGTGTATATAGTCTATATACTTACTTGTTTGACAGGCTATTATTGATAGCGTTAAACTGATCGCGAGCGTTGCCATGACCAGCCAGATCAGCCTTTTTGTTTTCCGCATCCTTAAATACCTCCTGTTTAATATCTTGTTTCACCTGTTCATATTGCCGGGCGTCGTTTTCTTTCCGCAATTTTTCTTCGGCGTATTCCCCCTCCGCCGCTTTCCGCCCCTTGCTTAGTCCGACCATAAAACAGACGAAATGTGAAATTACAAGTAAAACAAAACCGATTAAAATAATATAAGGCGTCATTTTGCCCCCCTGCTATTAACTTTTAAACTTGCGACATAGCAAGTTTTTATTTTGTCAATTTTATGTCCTTGATCTTGTCAAGAAAAATCGAAAAATAAACAGGCATAAAAATCGCGGCGATTGCTATGCCGGAATAAACAATATCGCTCATGTCAAGATTGGTAACGCCCAGCCCCTTGAGGATTGTGTGAACCGCAATCCATAAGCCTGAAAAAATTTGAGCGAATAATGAATAACGTTTTGCGCCCAGACTTTGGTTTTCTTTTTCTTCGAGTTCCGGTTTATCTTTAATCATGTCTTTCTCCTTTGGGTTTTTGTTTTTATTTTTTCCAGAGATAACAACTGCTCTATTCTTTCTTCCATGCGGACTTGCGACTCTTTTATAATTTGCAATTCCCTTGTCAATTCTTCGATTTTGTGGGATTGTATTTCTTCGAGTTTGCTTATGCGGTTATGTGCGCGAGCTATTGAGGTCTCATTGCCTATACACCGCTGGTGCAACACCGCAAGCCGCCAAATAAGAGTTCCCACCGTGATAAAAAAAGTTCCCGCCACTACGATAATGTGTAAATCAACTTGCATTTTCCCCCTCCTTAATGTTTGATTTATCCTTGTCGGTTTTTACATCGTCGTCTTTGTCGTCGTCTATGCCGTTGTCAATGTCGTTGTCGTCATCTGAATCGTCCGCCGTATCATCTTTTAACGGCGGGGGAATGTAATAAACAGGCTTTCCGCTGGTGTCTTCGTCCATTGCCGGGACGAAACTAAGGCGTTTCATTAATTTTCTTTCACGCGCCAAAGTATATTGATTCGCCTTAAAACTTTTTCCTGTAAAGCGGCGTGAAATTGCGTCGTTTGTTATGTTTCCAGATTTTAACAAGTCAAGCATTGCGCCCGATTCCCTTTGTATGTCAACAGAGGGACGGGAAAGGGCGACCCATTCGCATTTTAACCACGCTCCCCTGACCATCCATTCTTTTGGATTAAACAAAACCGCCATGAGACCGGGAATAACCAGCGTCCCGTTAAGGACGGATTGAATAATAAATTCTTGTACAATGAGCTGACAAAAATCTTTCGCGTTTTTGAAAGCGCGGTATTCTAAATAAATATTCCATTCGTTGTTTGCTTGGCGCGAGGCGGAATAAGAGCTTGTAAATTTCAACATTCCGATTTCCGGCGGTAATTCCAGAGTCCAGCAAAACCCTGAGATAATAATACTTTCAAAAGTTCCGAAGTTGACATTCGGTCTGTTAGTTGCAATGCTGGCTAATTCTTCGCCTTCGGACATTTTCATTAACATTCCGGGTTGCATGGGGATTTGTTTTTCGTCTTTTTGGGGGGCTGGTAAGTTTGTGTTTGCTTCTTTTTCCCCAGCGCGTTGTTTTTTTTGAATGCCGTCAATAACACTGCCGCCGCCGGAGCCGGGCTGTTTTTTTATGAAGAGCGGAAAAATCGCGTTAATCACGGCGGCTCTAACTTCGGAATCCTTGTATCGGTCAAGGTCTTTTAACATAAAAAGACAGTTTGCAAGTAACGGAGTCCCTCGGACGTTATTCAATAATTTATTTCCGCCGTATACCATCCACGAAATTTGACGCCCGGACTTTTCACCGTAAACAGGAATGCGCGTATATTTTAATCTTTCGTTTTCCCATTCTTCGACGTGATACGCGACGTGTCGCCCCTGTTTGTCTCTTTCGACGCCGTGTAAAATTGTATTCCCGCTCTTCGGCGTGTATTCAGGCGGCGTCTTTATAAAATTTCCGTTGATCCAATCCCAGCATGGAAGCATCGTCTGCTGGTTAATCCGGGCGACTACAATTCCGTCTCCGCAAAGGATAGACTCAAGCCTGACCTGCTCTTGAAATTCCCCAAATGTTAGTTGACGTTTGTAATCAAAAACATTGTAATCAGAAGCGTAAATTTCAAAGGCTTCCCCTATCATTGCGCCGTAATTAATCGCCAGCTCTTCGCGCTCCTCTTCGGGTTTATCAGACCAAATAATTGCGCCGTTCGGCGTCGGGTCGGGCATCATGCCTGTAAAAATCTCATTGCGGATAATTCTTTTTATAATTCCCTGCGCGTATGGGTTCTCAACCCATAACTGCAAGGATCGTTTTCGTAACGTGTAATAATCTAATCCATTTTCTAAAAGATAATCGCGGGTATAGCCGAAACTTCCGGGAAATTTATCGCCGTCGAAAAGGTCTTCAACTATGTCTTTTGTGTAACTAAGCAGGGACTCTTCTAACTTTTGAAAACTTTTATCTCTTACCATGCCGGTACCACCTGAAAAGCGTCGCCGGACGGCTCCCCTATTCCTAATTTACTTTCAAGTTCCGCGATTTGATTTATTAAACCTTTCCGCCTGTCGTAAAGCTGGGGCAAGTCATGGCGCGTAACGGTCTGTGCGTCCTGCCCGGTGTTTATTGTGTATTGGCGAATTTCTTTTTTTGTTAATGTGTAAATTGCTTTGTCAAGTTCATTGAGTAGTATCCGGGTATTGTCTAATTCGTCTCTCCAGAATTGATCTGAATCGCCGGAAAGAGCAGGGTGGTTTCCCTCTATTACTGCCATAATTATAAAATAACGAAATAAAAATTTTATGCTATTAACTTTCATAAAATGGATTTTCCTTTAAGTCGCGCCAGAATAAATCCCAATCCAGACCGGGAAGCCCTAGTCTTTTCCGGCAATAACCGTCTGCGAAAATTTCAAGAGCCGCCATGTTGTAGTTGTAAGTGTCGAAGGCGTGATTCGGCATCCCCCGTTTCGCTCTCCATATCGTCCGCAAATAACGCTCTGTCTTTCGGTCGTATTCGTCTACTTTATTTTCCGCTTCAAATTGTTTGAAATAATCGTCGCGGAAGTCTTCGGGAAAGTTCGCGTACCACGGCGGCTGTAATTCGTCCGCTTTCCATATCGCGTTGTTTAACGAATTAGTTATGCGATCTTTCATTTTGCCGGTGTTAATGTGAAATGCCTGTTGTAAATTAATCCGGTCGAGCGTCGCCCGATCAAATAGCCTGTAAGTTTCGCCCCCGCGTAAATAATCCGCGCCTTTACAAGCGTAAATTCCCGACGAATACCGGGAAGCGAAAGCATAAACATATTGTGTGTTCCACCCCGAATCGAGTATTGTCATTTGAATTTTATATACATGATTGTCGTCGCTGATAAAAGTTTTGTCTTCGATGTATCTTTCTAATTCGTCCCAAGGTCCGTTAAAGTCCGCCGTATCGCCGGGTATATCAAAAAAATCTAGCGTCCATGTAACGCCTTTTGTCGAATAGCCTTTAACGTCAACAAACAACCGATCTTTTTGTACGTCAACTGAAGCAACAACAATTAAAATAATTGAGCCGCTGTCTCTAACCGCCATCGCGTTTGGAATATGCTCCTTCGCAAATCCTGACCGCTTGTAAAGCAACACGCGCTCATATTTAGTCTGTGTTCCGGTTTCCGTAAAGGGTAAACCCTGTTTTGTATTTCTAAAAGTTCGATAGGCTTCTTTATCTTTTAAGCGGTTATGCTCAATATCCCAGCATTCAATCCAGTCATAGACCATGTCTTCCCAGCTATACATTTTGGGCGGATTGTAAAGCGGCGAAATATGAAAAGAGCGCATCAGGGGATTTGTGGGTTTCGCCGTCGCCCGCCATTCACCTGACGGTATAATAGCGGACTTGTCATAATTTTTCATAAGACCGCCGCAATGCTTACACCTATAAGCAACCGTTTCTATTTTGGGTCTAAATAATTCGTCATTTTCCCAGACAATGCCGTATAAACTGCCGTCTTCGTGTACTCCATGCCACACTAAATCCTGATACTCTCCGCAATGTTTGCAAGGTACAAAAAATTTTCGTTGATCGCCGCTCAAATATAATTTATTTATTTTACTGGACTGCTCTGTAAGGGGCGTCGAAATCCACAATATTTTTCTTGTACTTGAATAGGCGTTTGTCCGGCTTCGCAATAGCGAAATAACGCTTCCCTCTTTTTTTATCGCGTCGGGATATGCGTCCACCTCGTCGCCGTGCGCTATGGGAAATGGATTTGACCTGAAGCGGGCGGGGGAGCGGCTTCCGTATGAATACAAAAAGCCGCCGGGATATTGCTTTGCCGTTTTTGTATCGCCTGAGTCTTCGCTCCCTTTATTTTTTTTCGTCTGTGAAAAAATTAAATGCCGAAGCCCCGCGCCGTCAATCATTCTGTCCACTTTTATTTCGATTGCCGTTTTCGCTAATTCGGAGTCCGCCGTTATGTACAACTGCGGCTTCGGGTCCGCGCCGATAAAATATAAAATCGCGGTTTCTAAAACCGCCGTCGTCGCGCCGATGGAGTTGCCTTTCATTAACGCGATTTCTTTTATCGGGTCTGTGGAGGCTAGGGAATTTACAATATCCCGAAAATACGGAAATTGATCATAAGACATGGGACCGGGAAAGGACGTTAATTCCGGCGCGAGGTTACGGACGCGCTCGGCATATTCGGACGGCAGTTCAATTTTTTTTGACTCGGTAAGGGCGGCGAATTGCTCAATGAGAAAATCAATATCCCTATTCTGCGTCTGTGTCATGCGCCGTCCTTAATCAAATAATCCCGGCTCCGGCGGGACTTCGCCGCCGGAAGGGGAAAATAAATTTCCTTGCAATGAATGGTCGCCGATCATCTTTACGCTATTTGTGAAATAGAATTCGTCAATTTCGCTGGCGACTAAATCAAATCCCAAATCCATACACGCTATGGCATGAGTCCCTGATCCTAAATGCGTGTCGAGTATCCGCCAGCCGGGTTTCGCATAAACTGATAAAAGTTTTTTGTATAGCTGGACTGGCTTCTGTGTCGGGTGAAATCGGTGTTTGTCCTGCGGCGCGAATTCAAAAACTTTCGCGTTGCCGGGAATGTTTGTCCATGCGAATTCCGCCATTGCCATTGAAAAATTCTCCGATATTGTCAGCTTGCGCCAGACAATAAAATTTCTTGACGGCGGAAGGTCAAAATAATTTCCGCCCCAGATAATTTGCCGTTTCGATACGCGCCGCACTTCGTTAAAATATTCCGGCGGCGGCGCGATGTCCCACTCGTTAATGTCCGCGCCGTATTTCGACGCCCAAGTTCCGCCTGTCCGTGAGGCTTGCCCCCCCCCTGTATTTTGTAAGCCAGCCCCGATTTGACGCCCGGCGTTTTCCGTCCTTGCCGACTTTGTAAGTGGGCGGTCGTATTTCCTGAACACCCCGCCCGTCGCGTGATTCGTTTTTTTTTTGTTTCCGGCGGGGCTTGCCTGTATTTGTCGAAGCGTCCCCCGAAGCGACAGGGGGAGCGATCCTTTGTAATTCCGGGTTTCGTGTCCCCCCCCCCCCC